CTTCTTCCAGGACTGAACGCATTGTTCGGAATGGAATATTCTCGTTACCCAGAAGAATGGAGATCTTGTTTTGAGGTCGAAAATTCTGATAGGGCGTTTGAAGAAGAAACCAAACTTTCTGGTTTTGGAGCAGCACCAACTAAAGACGAAGGTGCGGCAATTGCTTATGACGATGCACAAGAAGTATTTACTGCTCGTTACCAACACGAAGTAATTGCACTTGGGTTTTCATTAACTCAAGAAGCAGTGGAAGATAATTTGTATGATAGCTTATCGGCTCGTTATACAAAGGCTCTTGCCCGTGCGTTCCAACACACGAAAGAGGTTAAAGGTGCGGCACTCTTTAATGAGGGTTTCACAGGACAAACTGGTGGAGATGGACAGTACTTGTTTTCTACTGCTCACCCATTAGTAAGCGGTGGCACAAATGCTAACAAGCCATCCACTGCTGTTGACCTTAACGAAACTTCACTAGAAGCTGCTGTTATCTCAATTGGTAAATGGACAGACGAACGTGGTCTTAAAATCGCTGCTAGACCAAAGAAATTGTTGATCCCTTCAGATCTTCAGTTCGTAGCAGAGAGGTTAATGGCTTCTGAAAAGAGATCTGGAAGTGCTGACAACGATGTCAACGCTATCAAATCAATGTCTGCCGTTCCTGGTGGTTATATGGTTAATCACTATTTAACTGACACAGACGCTTGGTTCTTAGGAACTGACATTCCAAACGGATTCAAACACTTCACAAGAGTGGCAATGAAGACTGGAATGGAAGGTGACTTCGAAACTGGTAATGTTCGCTACAAAGGTAGAGAAAGATATTCATTTGGATATTCTGATCCTCTAGCTTACTACGGCTCTGCTGGAGCTTAACCCAGCGTAACCAACAAGGGGGGGATGTTTTATCCCCTCTTTTTTCACTTGACTGCATTATGCAGACACTAGCCGAGACAAGGGAGAATTTAACATGGCTAATACAACTTTTAACGGACCAGTTCGTTCCGAAAATAACTATCAAGTAGTCAGCAAAAACGCCACTACTGGATTAGTTCAAAATAGAACTCTTCATGGTGGTCTTAAAGACACACGAAGATATTACTTGGAAGAATGGTTTAACCAGCTTCCTAAACTTAACGCTTACCTTCTGCTTCGGAAACGAAAGATTGGGGTAGTATTTCTGATGGCGATGAAGCCGCAGAAGAATTAACAGTAACAGGCGCAGCGCTTGGTGATTTTGCTGTAGCGTCAATGAGCATTGATACAACTGATCTTGTTATGACTGCTGAAGTAACAGCCGCAGATACCGTGACTGTTGTTGCTCTAAATAATACAGGCGGAGCAATCGATTTGGGTTCTGGAACTCTTACAGTTCGTGTTTACAAATCAGGTACTGTTGGTTTGGCTGCAAATACAAACTTTGAAGTTCTTGGAACTAACATGACTTCAGCTTTGTCTACAAGAAATGCAACAGCGGCTGGTATTACAATAACTACTGCTGGTGCTGATGCAGATCAGTCAATTCTTGCTCCACATTTAGATTCTGGACAAACAGCTTGGACAGGTACTAAATGGGGTACTGAAAACCAAGTTGAATGGGAATGTTTGCTAAATACAAATGCGATTGATAACCAGAAACTTTGGGCAGGTCTGAAACTTACTAACGATCAATTGGTTGCTACAGATGCTAACCAAGCGTTTTTTAAGTTCCAAACTGATGCTACAAACTCTGAAGCGTTTACTGATTATACATTGTTACACTTTGTTCATAGTATTGGTGGTACTGACTATATTAGTGCATTGCCAGTTACTGTAGCCGCAAATACAAACTATCATTTAAAGATTGTATTTGACAGTGACAGAAAAATGACAATTTTTGTTAATGGTGTTCAGTACAATATTACTAGCACTTCGGGTAGTACAGGTGGCACTTCGGTAACAGCCGTACAGCCGGGAGAAGCTGCAACAAAATCAGCAGCGATGACTAATGATATTGACTTAATTCCTTATATTGGAATTGAAGCAGGTGATGGAGCAGCAGAAGCTGTAGACATACACTATCAGTGCATTAGCCGACTTATTTTTGAATAATCTTTAGGGGGCGAAAGCCCCCTTATTTTTTTAGGAGAATTTTATGGGAAGATCAGATGTTCAAGCTATTACCATTAGTGACGAGGTAGCTCTGGATGCAGACGGGATATCGACAGCTGCTGCTGTAGGTGATGATGCCGCATTGACAATAGGGGGAGCTTTACATTCTGGTGGCACTGTTACAAACGCTTCTGGAAGATTGGTTACTCTTTTGTCTGCTGGTGACGACAGTGGTATTTCTTTTACCGTTGTTGGTACAGATGTTAACGGAGACGCTTTATCGGAAACTGTTACTGGTGCAAATGCAGGAACTGCAACCAGCAGTGGCTTTTTCAAAACAATCACAAGTATTACAGCCGTTGGAGATCCAGCAGGGAACATGTCCGCTGGTATTAATAACTCTGCAGCAGATGTTATATTTGCAGGAAGAACAAGACTTAAAGGGTACTCAATTGTTTCTGGCGGTACAGCAGGTACTATTGAGTTTAGAAATGCAAGCCCTACTGGGACAACTTTATTTAAAGCAAGAACAATAGGCACAGACAACACCACACTTGATATGACCGTTCCAGAAGAGGGAATTGTTTTTAAGGATGGTATGTATGTCACTTACACTGTTGGAACAATCGATATGATGACGTTCTTTTACGCATAATGAGTAATCCAACCATTGATATTCTGAAACGGAGCATTTCAGAGGCTAGGAGAAGGCTTGTTGTTCCGACAGAGAAAGTTATAAAATCTGGTAAGGTTATTCTAAAAATGTCTCAGTTAAAAGAAGGTTCTAATAAATCAAGTGAAGCTAAAAATGGTGCAAAAAATGACTGAAGAGCAGAGATTAGAGGTAGCCTTGGCTAGACTTGAAGAACGGGTTGAATCTCTTCAGAATGACATGAAAGAAATGAAAACTGACATGTTTGAACTTCGTGCTACTGCCAATCGCTGGAAGGGTGCATTCTGGGTAATGATGGGTCTTGGTGGCGTATTAGGTGTAATTACAAACTTAGCTATAGGGTGGATAAAATGAGTAAATGGGATAAAATAAAAAAAGCTGGAAGTGCAATTAAAGATGCGATTACCACGACTCCAGAAGAGGCAAAATCAGCCAGAGACAGTGTTAAGAAATTGCTGACAACAACCCCTGAACAAGCAAAAAAAAGAAGGGGTGCGGTCAAAGAGGATTTAAGACGAGCAATTTTTGGTCGTGCAAGAGCTAACATCAGCGCTCCAACGCCAAAACCTACACCACATAAAACTCTTTCAAGCAAGTTTAAGAAAAACACAGACGGATCACAGAAAAAGATTTCTGCTCCTGAAAGATTAAAGGAAATAAAACGTGAAGATGCCATGGACAACATTAAAGAAGTAGCAAAAAATTTAAAATATGGTGGCAGAGTAAAGCCATACGGCATGAAAAGAGGCGGAAGCCCTGTATGTCGTGGAATGGGTAAAGCTACAAGAGGCGGTAAATACACCGCAACGTGATATGGGTTCTTTATGTTTTTCTTATAGGTACAGAGGTAGAAGAACTTGTCTATTTCGATAGTCTTGATACATGCCTTGAGTATAGCTCAAGAGTCAGAGAACAAGATATGCACCAAAGAGTCGCAGGAGACAAGTTGTATATCAAAACTTTTTGCATTCCTCAGAAGGAGAAATAATGGCAATAAGAAGATCAAGCATTCCTAAGTCTGTGACTTACGGGCGCAAAAAAAAGAGGAAAAAAAAGAAGTAGAAATTTAAAGGGGGGGGAAAATATGCTTGATCCTGTAACCTTGTCCGCCGCAGTCACGGGGGCAACAGCGGCATATAACGGCATAAAAAAAGCCATTGCAATGGGCAGAGAAATTGAGGATATGGGTAGTCAGTTATCCACTTGGATGACGGCAGTTAGCGATGTAGACAACATTCATAAAAACGCTAACAATCCATCAACATTAGACAAGATTTTTAATGGCTCAATTGAAAGCGTTGCGATTGAATCTTTTGCAAGCAAGAAGAAACTTGCAAAGCAAAGAGAAGAGTTAAGGAATTTTTTAATTGGAACTTATGGCTTACAGGCTTGGGATGACCTGATAAAAGAAGAGGGTCGAAT